ATGCTTTTTTTCTAGCCGCCCTCTGTTCTCCACGCCGTGGCTGCACTGTTTGCAGAGGTCAGTGTGTACTCCCCTTTTCCAGCACTCTGGCGAAGGAGTACAGTCTGAATCTGCCCCTTCCCTTCAGCCTTATCTGCAAATGGTCGCAGCGTCTTGGTATAATCGGAATTGTGAAGGTTTTGTTTACTCCCCTTCCCTCGATTACTCCGCTCTTTTCCCAAATTCCGCAGGAGTCGTACTGGATATAAATCTCGCACCAGCCGCCTTCCTCCAGGCTCATTCTCAGCTTAAAGCGGGACAGGTACTTTTTCTCGGCGTATTCATATCCCATTACGCCCATAACCGCTTCCCAGCCGAAGTCTCCCTCGGCCTCTCCCACAGTTCCCCTTACTGTTTTAAGCTCCTTTGTATCGGCGTCTATATAATACAGGTCGTCGCCGCCGTCAGCGAAAAACAGGGCGTGCGTGCCGTCCTCACGAATCCACAGGCCCTTTTTCACGTCGTAGGCAAACATATTCCACCGGCCTTCCATATCCCTCATGGAAACGTAATACTTTCCTCCAAGCCTTCCCCCTGCGGCCTCGTAATAGGGTATATCCCCCAGAGCCTCGGAAATAAGTACAGCCTGCGTTCCGTCAAACAGGTTTATTCCCGAAACGGATTTGTAAATCAGATAATCGTTTACTATGGCGAAGGAGCTTTCCGAGCCCCTTTGAACCCCGTCGACAGCCGTGCTTACAATCT